AATCTACTCAAAGGGCGCCACGCTGGATTCTGCTACCATCAACAATGCTACTATCAAGACGGCGACTATTGACCATGCGAACATGACCAACGCGACTGTGAGCGGTGTGCTGAACTCTCCAACCGTGACCGGACTTATGAACGCTTCTGGCGCTACGCTGGTCGGCCCTGAGATCTATGTTCCAAATAAGGCAAACTGGAAATTCAAGGTTGACAGTAGTGGGAATGTGTATATCAAAGACGGTAGTATCAGTTGGGGCGCGGTGACTGGTACATCAGAAATCGACAACCGTATCGCGTCAGCACAGAACACAGCGAATTACGCCTATTCACTTGCAGACTCTGCATATGATGCGGCAGATTACGCTCAGAGTGCCGCCATAGCCGCAGAGAATCTCGCAAGGCGTATCGCAAACGGTACGTTCAGAAGCGGTACGTTTATCAATGGCACAGAGATATACAGTCCGACGATCTATGCAGATGAGTTTGTTGTTATGCCAGCAAACAGTTATTCAAACCGATGGTCAGGTGGGTATAGCATGTATGGGTATTTTGGCAATCAACTGTTCAAGATGCTCAACATCGGATATGCGGATACTGGTTTCAGTCCTGAGATTGAGTTCTGGAGTCCGGCAGGGGCATATGCTCACTGGAACTTTAATCGTACCACGTTTACTGGGTATTGTGATTTCAGCGGAGCAACAGTAACTGGTCTCAAGGCCACAGCTACTTTCGGATAGGAGGAATCGTATGGCAACATTCAGAGCATCCTTCAGCGGCCATACAGAAATTTCATCCAATTTCTCCGCGAGGTTTTCTGGTGGTGACAAAGGATATACCGGGAAACGTTTTGTGCAGTTACAAGTCGGAGGGAAAGTATATACAATCACAGGGACAAATACCAGTGATGGTTCTGGGACGAGTTTCTATAAGACTATCACTGGTCTTTCCCCTGGGAAGACATATAGTTGGTATGCGAAGCTCGGGTATGGAGGTTCTTCCTCAAATATTACATGGCTTGATATCTACACAGACTCCGGTTCATTTGAGACGAAGCAGTCAGTTGCAAAGCCAGATACATGGAGTTGGACATGGAGTGAGTCAAACGCATTCAACAGCCAAGGCTTGATCACAAATCTCACAGCGTCCCGGTGGAACAGCTTCATTGATAGAGTTAATGAAGCAATCGAATACGGTATAACCGTGAAGAAATATTCTATGAGCTATGTCAGTTCTGGCAGTAAAATGGGAAGTGACAAGATCATGTATGCCTCATCTTTCAACGCTGTGGCACAAGGTATCAACACCCTTTGTTGGAGATCTGGCGTAGCTGATACTTCAATATCGGGAGTATCAAGGGGAGGTACTATATACGGTTGGTACTTTCCATCCCTGAGCGCGGCGTTGAACCGCGCCATAAATGCAATGTGAATATCAAGGAGGAAAAGAAATGAAAGACGAAATCATGCAACGGATCGAGGCTGTTCTGGCCGCACTCAACAACGTGTATGTCAGGGGAAAACCAAACCTCGACAACCTGTCCGGTAGTATCGCCATCCTTGAAGGTTTGGCTGGTACCCTGTCCGGCTGCGACATTATCGAGAATGTGAGCTGTGAGGACGCAGATCCGAAGGAGTAGGAAAGGCGGTGATACCGCATGATCGAATGCTTTAACCCGTATGTGTTGCCGACCATTGAGTTTGTTGGCGGCGAGACACAGGAGCTTTTGTTCAACATGTACTTCTACCAGGGTAAGAAGCCGTTCAGTATGGTCGGCTGTATCAGCAGCTTCTCTATTGTGAGTTTCAATAATAAGAATGGCTCACCAATTCTGCGCAAGGACATGACAGTTCTGGAGAACCAGGACGGCACATCGCTCAATGTCCTGTCTGTTGAGCTTACCCCGGAGGAGACATATAAGTTGTCTGGCAAGTACATCTACCAGATATCCATCAAGGATGTGTCAGGCAATATCGAGATCCCGAAGCAAGGGCTCATGTATATCATCAACAACATCAATAAGGGCTTCATCACATCGTAACCGGCGCGTATAGCGACCGGCTTTTATTATGCCCATTTCAACAAGGAGGAACGAAAAATGACGACTACCTATTTTCTGAATGTCGTGGCGGGCAATGTCTATGGCTCAGGCACCCTGACTCCTCTGCCGAGCAAGTATTACATCGGCCTGAGTACCACTGCTCCGAATATCAACGGCACCAACGTGACGGAGCCATCTGGTTCCGGCTACACCCGTATGGAGCTGACCAGTCTTGGTGCTCCGTCCAGCGGCGTTGTGACGAACACGGCGGCTATTGACTTCCCTGAAAGTACCGCGAGCTGGGGTACTGCTACCCACTTCGTCATCTATGACGCGCTGACCAACGGGAACCTGCTCCAGTACGGTCCGCTCTCCACTCCGCGCAGCATCGAGCCCGCAACCATCATGTCTATCCCTGCAAACTATCTGAACCTGAGTATGCAGAATCCTGTGTAATCACGGAGGTGGCGTATGGCTAAGCAATTTGATGTCTTTCTGCGGCGCCACCTGATAGAGTGTGACATCCTTATCCAGTCTCTTCCGTATCGTGATGGTATCTCTGTGACAGATCGTATCATCGTTGACGCTGTTTTGCAGGGGTGCAAACTGATGCGTATTGCGGCTGCCCAGTCTGGTATCGAGGTAAATGCGCAGATCGACCGTCTTATCAAAACATGTTTGGAGCGTCTGAGTCTTCAGACTGTGATGGGTGCGTCTGTCGATTTGAAAGCAACCAGTATTGCGAAGCCAGTCAACGAACCAATCGTGATGGACGCCAAGAATCTCGGCACCCTGGAGACCGTCCTGAACCGTGCGGAAGCAGGTATGGTCATGGCGGTCAATCCGCTTGTCACAAAGATTGCGAAGTCCCTTGGGCAAATGAATACCGGTATCGTGGTCGGCGCGAACGTGACCGATACGCTGAAGAAAAGTATCTTGACACTACGTGCAGACACTACTCTCGATGTCGAGGTTCAGGGCGAACTGAAGAAAGGGCTTCTGGATCTCGACACCGAGATTTGCATGGACGCCACTTTGGCGAGCCTGTGTAAACGTATCGGGTTTGACGCCGTTGCCGGTATTGAAATGGCTGTGACATGTCTTGGCACAAAGCTATACCACTCGCTTGGTCGTGGGTATAGCGGCATTTCAGTTGACGCAAAGGTTACCGGTACGAAGGCGAGGAAGATAGAGACTGCGGAAACCATCGTGCAGATCATGGCAGATATGTCAGCAGTTCTGATTAAGCTGATATACCCCGAAGATGTGGACGTGTGGATTGACGCAGAGGTTTCTGAATCTCAGCTCAAACGATACAGACTTATGTCTGACCTTGGCGATACGACGTTAGAGGATCTTGGTGACATGACATTGGATGATTTCTACTACATCATCCTTGCTGGATAGCGTCACATTTATAACCATCAGGAGGTGAAAGAGATGTTCTATATCAAACTGAATGATGATATGGAGCTTGTCATCACAGTTCGGGAGGCGATCCACAGAGGCGATCACCTCAACCAAAAGCTCACCTTCCTTGTGCCTCTGCAAGTTGGCGATATCGATCCCGCCACTGCCGCTCTGTATCTGAGCTATATCCGCGCAGACGGAACTGCGGACATCGACTTGCTTCATCGAGAGAAGGAACTGTATAACGAATCGTACTACCAGTTCACCATGCCGGTCACAAGCAAACTGACGCGGTATGCCGGCCCGGTTACCACCTTCCTCACCATCTACGCCGGCCCGGCAAACTCCCCTATGGTTGTCAAGAGCGGCGAATGTATGCTGCAGGTCATGGCGTCTACCAACATGGACGACCTTGTGACAGACGAGGGTTTGTCCCTTATCTACAGTATGCAGAAACAGATGGAAGAAAAACTTGCAGACGGCCTTGCAGAAAAGGCAGACGGACTCGCCTTCGATGACGACACAAGGGAGCTGCAACTTAAATCCGGGGATACGATGATCGGCGAACCAGTCGTCGTATCTACAACCTAATTTATATGGAAGGAGGGTACAAGCATGGCATATTGGATCGCTGGTCAATCCCCGCACGCGAAGCACTTCATGTGCGACACAGAAGCTGACGTTGCGAATCTGCCGACCACTGTTAATCGCGGCGTTCCGCAGGATGATGTTGACGACACCAACACCTATACAGTGCAGGCAGGCAGCACCGCGAAAGTCATTGCCACTGGTGACAAGTATATCCTGCAGTCTGATATCGACACCTGGGTTAAGCAGCCCGCGTCTGGCGGCGGTGGCGGCGGTGGCGGTGGAGTCACCGACTATAACATGCTGCAGAACCGCCCCGTGATCAACATCACTGGGAACGGCGTTGTGATCAGTTCGCTGACATCCGGCGTGTATAACATCAACGGCACATGGAAGATGACACCGGATGACGAAAATCGCGACACCGGCAAAGATGACCTGTTCTATGTGTTCAACGACGACACAGGGAGCAGGCTGACGTGGGTCAGCGCAGGAAAAATCAAGACCTTCGGTGTCCCGGATGGGGGCACCGCCGCTGACATCACCGAGAGCGAGATCGCAACAGTGGAAGATGTTACCGGACAGTTGGTCGGTGATTTCTGATGCAACAGGGCGGTAGCCCTTTTTGCATAAATTCGTACCATTCATTACAGACAACAAGAAAGGAAGATGCATTATGGCAATCATCAGCAAGCTCGTTTACAAGGGTCTCAAGGCTAATCTCCCCGCCTCCCGCAGCGCGGATAGCTTCTATCTCTGCACGGATACCCGTGAGCTGTACTTCGGTGACGAACTGTATACCGAGCCTATTCGGTTCTACAACGGCGCCGCGAACAAGCCCACTGCTCCCGCTCAGGGCGTGCTGTATATCGACGAGGCCACCGGCAAGGGTGAGGCGTGGGACGGCACCGCCTGGAAGCCCGTCATCACTCCCGTGACCGTGACCGCCGGCGACAACTCCGTTGAGATCGGCGGCACCGCTTCTGATCCCACCGTCAAGGTGAAGATCTCCACCAAGGACGGCAACCAGCTCCAGCTTGCGTCTGACGCCGGCAAGGAGGGTCTGTTCGTTCCTGCTCCCGACTCCGCTGATTCCTACAAGGTCGAGGAAGCTGCTGTCGCTGAGACCGGCTACCTGAAGACCTATGTGCTCAACCGCTACCCCAACGGCGACGAGACCGGCGTCCCTGTTGAGTGCGGCAAGATCAACATCCCCAAGGACTACCTGGTGAAGTCCGCCGAGATCAAGGAAGTCGCCACCGCTGACGACCCCTACACCGGCGCGAAGGTCGGCGACAAGTACATTGACTTCGTGATCAATGTCAAGTCCGGCACCGCTACCGACGAGCATGTCTACCTGCCCGTGAACGATCTGGTGGATGTGTATACTGCCGGCAACGGTATCGACATCTCCGCCGCCAACGAGGTCAGCGTGAAGATCGATGCCGCGAATGCCAACGGCCTGGGCGTTGGTGCCGACGGCGTGAAGCTGGACGTGGCTGTTGCCAACGACAACACCGGCGCGAACGGCAAGGCGGGCGCTATGTCCGCTGCCGACAAGACCGACCATGACGCCATGGTGGTCGCTCTGACTGTGGGCACGTTCTAATAACGGCCAACGAGACAAACTGATTGGAGGGAGGGGCTTCGGCTCCTCCCTTCGTCAATAACGGGAGGTATTCAACATGGCCTTATTTAATCCAAACGTGACAGTTGAGAGTAAGGCGCGGAACACCACGCAGCTTCCCATCAGCGAAGGCCAGTTCTTGATGACCTCGGATACGAAAAATGTTTTCTACGATCTGGCCGGTGAGCGCATTCAGCTCACGGACATCATTGAACTGGATACTGAGGCACAGCGGCAGGCGATCCTTGCGCCGCTCAACAAGTTCTATTTCGTCAAAGACACCGGAATCCTGTGGCGGTACAACAATGGATGGCTGAGCTGGGGACATGGTGGTGGTTCGTCAAGCTCCGCCGTACACAAAGTTCTCACCACAGCAGGGTGGGTCAACAACCAGCAGGTCGTCAGCATCAGCGGTCTGACTGCGAACCAGAACGGTATCGCAGGTCTCTCCCAGGATATTTCCCAGGCTGAGTTCGAGGCAGCAGCAAACGCGGAGATGCGTATCTGCGCTCAGGCTGACGGGTCATTCACGGTTGCGTATCACGGAGATAAGCCGGGGTGCGACATCCCAATCACAATCATCATTCTGGACTAAAAGGAGGCGATAGCGTATGAGCACTACACCGAACTATGGCCTCTATGTGACAGACGATGTGAAGGAGAAGGTTAAGGAACTGCTGGAAAAGATGAGCAACACGACTGACTCCAACATGGTCAAGATCGACACAGCTCTCGGTGAGAAGGCCGACCACAGTTCTGACGTGACTCTGACGCTGGTGTCTTCTGGTTGGTCAGGCGTGTCTGCTCCGTACACATATGAACTGAGTGTGGCTGGACTGAAAGCAAATCAAAACGGGCACATCGAGGTGGCGCACAGCGCCACATTTGAACAGCGTCAGATGGCACGGGAAGCAATCCTATGCGTCACTGGACAGTCTGATGGCAAGATCATCATCTCTGCGGATGGTGAGATGCCTGAACTGGACATCCCGGTCACCATCGTCATGCTGGACTAATTTGAGATAAAGGAGATATCAATATGCCTATTCTTGGAAATTTCCCCGCTGGTGGCGGTGGAGGCGGTACAGGCGGACTGGCATTGGCGGCGGTGACTAATATCGCCACCGTAACCGCGCACGAGAAAGTGTATGTCAGTTGGACTGACCCGAACGATCTGGTCGTGGCAGGCTCTACCCTGGCCGCGTGGGGAGGCACCCTGCTGGTGCGTAAGGCCGGCAGCGCCCCTGTGAGCCGCAGGGATGGTACGGTAGTTCTTGACAGCAAGACACGAAACCAGTACAGCACCACATATTTCTGCGACTCCGGGTTGACTGACGGCGTGACGTACTACTACAAGTTCTTCCCCTACACTACAAGCAGCACGTATACAGACAGCACGGACGATGAGTTCACCGCGACTCCTGCCGCTGTCGCCCCAGGTAATGTGTCCGACATGAGCGCAGTCGCTGCCGGTAACGGGAAGATCACTGTGCAGTGGGGTGACCCAGCCGCCACCGTTGTGACGGACGGTATCACTGTGTCCACCTGGGCGAGCACGCAGGTCGTGTATAAGACCGGGAGCTATCCGACTGACCCATCAGACGGTACGCTGGCGCTGAACAGCACCACACGCAACCAGTATGCCACCAACGGCTTTACCATTACCGGGCTTACGAATGGTACTACCTACTACATCGCCTTCTTCCCGACATCTACCGACGGCGCCGTGAACACCGATGCGGTGAACCGCGTGACCGGTGTTCCAAACCGGCTCGTCATCAACGATATCCCCGCGCAGAGCGGCACTCTGACATACAATAAAGCCCCACAGAACCCGGTGTGGGACAGCGCATATGACCCCACCATCATGACACTGGGCGGCGAGACTGTCGGCACCAACGCGAAGACATACGTGGCTACGTTCACCCCGGATGACGACCATGTGTTCGCCGGCGACGCAAGCCCGAAGGCCAAGAACGTGTCGTGGGTAATCGGCAAGGCTGCTGGCACACTGACGCTCACCCCCGCTTCTCTGGTTCTGGACAAGACCACGACAAGCGCAACCTTCGCCATCTCCGGGGACTTCGACGGCAACTACACTGTCACGTCGATGGATACCAGTGTGGCGACTGTGGCTCTGGTGAGTGGTAAGACATACCGCGTTAGCAGCGTGAACAGCACAACCGGCACCACCTCCATCAAGGTGAGCTGCTCCGGCGGAAGCAACTATACCGCGCCCGCCGCCAAGTCCGTGAGTGTGACAGCGAAGTTCGTGACCATCTATGGCGCAAGCTGGGATGGTTCAAGCACCACGAAGTGGTCTCGTACGGATGCGTCAGCCAGCTTCACAGACCCTGTGCCGGCTGTCAACAACGGGAGCGGCAGCTCCCCGTTCGATACCCTGCAGCCCTGGGCCGGAATGGTCAAGGATACTTCTGACAGCGCCGCCGGCGTTCTGGTGAAGATCCCGAAGTTCTGGTACAAGTGGACGAAGAGCGGCAATACGCTGAAGCTCCAGATCGCGGACGGTCAGGCGGATGGGTTCCGTGTATCTCCCGCGCACGCTGACAGGGGCGACGGTAAGGGCGAGCGCGACTTCGTCTACGTCGGGCGGTATCACTGTGCAAGCGGGTATAAGTCCACTACCAACGCTGCACAGCAGGTCAACATCACACGGTCAACTGCGCGTTCCAGCATTCACAATTTGGGTGCAACCATTTGGCAGTTCGACTACGCCATGCGCGTGACGATTCAGATGCTCTATCTGGTCGAGTTCGCCGATTGGAACTCTCAGGCAAAGATCGGCTACGGCTGCTCTGCCAGTGGCTCCAAGGAGAACAATGGCAAGACCGATGCTATGCAGTATCATACCGGTACTACTGCGGCAAACCGGACAACCTATGGCTACACGCAGTACCGCAACATCGAAGGTCTGTGGGACAACGTATACGACTGGATGGATGGTTGTTACTACAACGGCAGCGGCATGAATATCATCATGAACCCCGCCAACTTCTCTGATTCTTCTGGTGGGACTTTGATCGGTAAGCCGTCCAGTGGCTATCCGTCCGCTATTGCTGTGGCTACCGCAAGTGGTCTGGAGTGGGCGATCTATCCCACGGCTGCAAGTGGTTCCGATAGCACATACGTCGCGGATGGCTGGGACTATAACGCTTCCGGCCCGTGCCTGCGCTGTGGGGGTGGCTACAACCAGAGCCAGTACCTCGGGTTGTTCTTCGTGAGCTACTACGGCGCCAGCGGCACGAGCGCGGGCATCGGCTGCCGCCTCCAAAAACTCCCCTAAAGGAGGGGTGTGGGGAGGGTCGCAACCCTCCCCATCATGCAGCCTAACAAACAATTAAATGGCGACAATCGCCATAAGCAACTATGACTTCCTATGTAGACAAAGACACCATACGCTCACAGGGGGGGGGTGATAAGCGTGTGCATACATATGGTACGTTCGGCCGGACACGCTACACCCCTCCATGTGAGGCGGTGTCTTTTTGCATCTACACACAATTCAATCGCATAAACGGTATGTTTTATACATGCCACGGGATTGCCTACGCAGCAGTCGCTGGTTCTTTTAATTGGTGCCGTCGCGGATAACTGGAACTATAACGCTTCCAACCCGTGCCTGCACTGTGGGGGTAACTACAACCAGAACCAGAACCACGGGTTGTTCTACGTGAACTACAACAACGCCAGCAACACGAACGCGAACATCGGCTGCCGCATCCTTGTTTTCGCCAGACCTCACCAGAGGTAACGGGCGAGTGCTTGGTTAGCACAATTTCGGTAGAATGGGCTCCTCACCCTTTCTATAAGGGCTGTCGTGCGTATGTCGCACGGCACCCTTGGCGCGGGCAATCGCGTGCCCCTTGGCAAAGATTAACCGATAGGACATGGGTTAGTACCTCCTGTGAAAGCGGGACGTGGGAAAGCTCATGAGGTTACAAGGAGGATATTGTAACTCCTTATGAAACGTACAGCACATCTATATGAAGAACTCATTTCCCACGACAACCTGATGCTCGCACTAATTGAGGTAAACGCGAGCCACAGGTGGCTTCCGAAGCACAGGCCAAACAAAACTGTTGCATGGGTCGAGCAAGATATGGAAGCCCGTGTGAATGAGTTGAGAAAGATCATCGAACAGATCGTATACCACAAGAGACAGCTATCCAAACCAAAGCAGAAGCAGCGTTATGACAGGAGCGCCGGCAAGTGGCGCATCATCAACGAGCCGAAGCTGTGGCCCGACCAGTACATCCATCACGCAGTTGTGCAGGTGCTGCAGCCTACCATGATGCGTGGGATGGACAAGCATTGCTGCGGAAGTATCAGATCGCGCGGTATCCACTACGGCAAGAAGAAAATCGAGAAGTGGATGGATACGGATGCGCGCGGAACGAAGTATTGCGAGGAACTCGACATACATCATTTCTACGACAGTATCGACCCGAAGTACATTATGGCTCGGCTCAGATGCCTTATCAAGGATTGGCGCGTGTTGAAAGTCTGCGAGGAGATCCTGCGTTACGGTGTGCTGATTGGTCTTTACACATCACAGTGGTTTGCGAACACACTTCTGCAGCCACTCGACCAACTCATTCGAGACAGCGGATTCTGTACTCACTATCTCAGATATATGGATAACTTTACCATATTCGGGAGCAACAAGAGAAAGCTCCACAAGCTGAGAAAGCTAATTGAAGAATGGCTTGCAGAGGTCAATCTGTCGTTGAAGGAGAACTGGCAGGTGTTCCCGACTAAGAGCCGTATGCCATGCGCGCTTGGATACAGATTCGGTAGAGGCTACACCCTGCTTAAGAAGAGGAACCTGTTCCGGTTGAAGCGAAAGCTAAACGAGTATTACAGGCGCCGGCGGAAGCACAGGAAGATCTCTGCAAAAATGGCAACAGGTCTGATCTCAAGGCTTGGTCAACTCAAGCATTGCAGCAATAAGAATGTCTATGAAAAGATCTATCACGGCAAGGTTCAAAGAGAACTGAAGCAAGTGATTCGAAATGATATGCGAAAGGAGCGATTAACGTGGAGTATGTATTTGGAACAAACAGCTACAGCGGCGTAGAGACTCTGCGTACAAAGGGGAGCGAGCACACAAATTTCGATGGGTTCGTTGAGACGGTACAGGAGTTCGATGATAGCACCATCACAGATACCTTTCATGTTGTCAGCAAGACAAAGTCCGATGATGATGCGGAAGGCAACTGCTATGACTGGTACATCATCGACAAACACAACCGTGTCATCGACAAGACCAAGCGCCTGAAGGCGAACATCGACGTGCTTGCCGCGACAATTCTGGAGGGGTAACAATGACAATGAAGATGGACAAGAATGATGTGGCGCGCCTGTATGAGAATCGTATGATCTCCGCTGTCGGCGTGCTGAACGCGATCCGCAGCAAGTGGATCACCACCGAGGATGCGGTTGAAATCCTTGGGTCAGACAATGCACTCAGCGTCATCAGATCCGCGAAGCTCCAGGAAATCTCAGGGGCGTGCAACAACACAATCGTTACCGGCATCGACGTGGTGATCGGCGATCGGACTGATCACTTCAACCTCGCTCTGGAGGATCAGAGCAACATCAACAACTTGTTCCGCGTCGTGGAGCTGGGCGGTACTGAGTACCCCTACCAGGCGGACGACGGGACATGTACCGTGTATAGCAAGCAGGAAATCGTTCAGATCTATATCGCCGCCCAGACACACATCACGGTCAACACCGCGTATCACAATGCGCTCAAGGCGTATCTGCTGTCTCTGGAGGACACCGATGCAATCGGAGCAATCGAGTATGGGATGGAGCTTCCTGCACCATACGCCGAGGAGCTTGCTACCAAGCTGAGTGTCGCCGAGAATCAGATGCAGATGATCGTGACGAAGCTGAGCGAGGTGGGATAACTATGCACACCGAACTGGTGGAGATACTTTCGGATATCTGCATCAGGCAGGCATCTGTCATCAAAGACCAAGCATTTGCTCTCGCTACACTGGGAGCGGAAGTACGAGAGGACGAGGCGGCTGCTCTGCGCGACCGCCTCCGTTCTCTGATTGGAGATTGGAGTGATGATGATGGAAAAGAGTAAGCTGAGTAAGTGGGTGCTTTCCTGTCTCCTATGGGTGTTTGGCGGCACCCTCTACTTCTATATGGAGGTTGCGTGGAAGACGCTGAACAGCAGACCTGAATCAATCAGTTGGACGATGCTGACACTGGCGATGATCCTGTGCATTCCTCTTGAACGATTCGGGAGCGAACTGCCATGGAACTGCCCGCTGCTTTTGCAGGCGTCTATCTGTACTGTGGCAATCACAGCGACCGAGTTTATCGCCGGGTGTATCCTAAACCTCTGGCTCGGCCTGGGGATTTGGGATTACTCAAACGTCCCGTTCAATATCCTTGGGCAAGTATGCCTTGCGTTCTCAGGCGCATGGTTTGCGCTATCGATCTTTGCAATCATTCTGTTTGACTGGATACGGTACATCGTGGAGGGCGGGGAGAAGCCACACTATCGAATTGTATGAAAGGGAAAATAAATGCCAAAATTCAACATCAATAAACTTCGGTCTGCTGGTCTGAGATACCTTGTCGCAGATGCGGACGGTCAAATGTGGGCGTATGAAGCAATGCCAGTACGAAAAGATAAACATTGGAGGCTGGCAGACAAGCATCTGTGTCCATCTGAGTATGGAGAAGCATACTTGGAACACTGGAGAAAGGCAATGCGCTGGAGCTGGAATGGCAGGAAGTTCTGTCTTCCCATTTATGATGCGCCTGTCAAGCTGACATTCGATGACGAACCATATGACATTGTTCAACATGGACTCGTGGAAGAGAAAGATCTTAAGGCTTGGCCGGAGTTTATATAGAAGTCGTATTTTATTCAGCCTCGGCGGGTGTTATGCCGGGGCTGTTACTGAAAGGAGGGAGACCTGATGGGAAGAAAGACGACTCGGAGTATGGCTGCTACGCCTGAGAAGCTGGCAGAGGTTAACCCAGAGAACATGCGGCTAAAGAAAGAATTTCTTGGC